CTGAGTAGGTTCAACATAAGGCATATCTCGAGTCGTGTTACCAATAGGAGCAAGGTTCGGATTGGCAAGCAACGAGTCAGCAAGATCAGAAACAACGGGTTCGCGTCCGGTACCTACTCGGTATTCGTTTCCGGTAATAAGACCATTGCTAAATTCGGTCATAAGGTACTGTTCACGTTCTTGCTTGGCAAGAATAAGAATTGGAACACTCGTCGTCTCAAATTCAAACCAATTTTGATCATCAAGTGGATCAAATCCTCGAGCGCACATTTCCAAATGTGGCCCCATAGTTTCCATCCAAAAAACACGAAGTTCTTCCGAAGCATTTGAAAATGTTCTGCCAGAAGCATTTCCAATTACGGACTCGGGAACACCAAAAGCTGCAAGGATTTCTTCCTTGGTGATCTGACGCATCTCAACGTAGGCAGCATCCCGAGGGCTAGCCCCTGTATCAATGTAATCAGCGCCTTCTTCTGAGGCAATAATTGAAACAGATCCGGCTCGCCCAATGTTTCCACGGAATCGGGTGCGAAGTTCTTCCTTGTCGTCCTCGTCCATGTCGCCACGAACAACGATAAGCCCACCTGGGCGACCATCGTTGATAAGAAAATTCCTGTTATAAAACTTGGAAAGGTTTTCAATTTCAATAGCAACGCCAGCAGCTTCCATTGGCGTCATTGAAAGATAAGGATCAAGGGGGTGAGGGTGTCGAAACCAAAGAACATCCTGAGGTTTCAGCACAACAGGCTGAAGACCAGGCGCCCAAACTTCAAATCCAGACACAAAATTCTTTTTGTCTGGAATTGGAGAAGTGTGCTGAGGAGGAAGCAAATGCAAAGCTACCGGCTGACCATTTCGTCCTCGAATGATTTCAACAAACGCCCCACGAGTTGACATAAGCAACTGGGCTGAAAGTCGATAGCGAAAAATAAAACTATTTTCTCCTGGGTTAGACACCGAATTAAATAGTTTAAGAATCCCTTGATCTTCAACAATCGGACCAGTCGGAGAGTTGTTCCCACGAAGACGAACTGGAATACGAGCTTGATTACCCGCAATGGCATCAATGCAACGGAAAAGCCACGTTACTTTTTTGACACCATCACGATAAGCGCGTTCAATGTCCCATCCGTCTTTATATCCACGACCAGGGTTAAGAGCAGAGTTTGTGGTTACTGGAGCGCCATACGGAATCTGCTTTTTGCTCTCGTTACCAATTTGTTTGTTGCTTGGTGTGTTCCAAGCCATTACTCAGCCCCAAGGATGTAGCCGACAATTGCGGACGTTGCACCGAAACAAATAAACCCAGCAGGCGGATAAATCATTCCAGCACCAATACTTGTAGCCATAATAAATGCAAACATCATCCAATAAGCAGCAAGTGACCTCCAGTTCTTGGATTTAAGCCAATTCTGAAGACGAGTTGAGTACTTTTTAAGCCTTGTCAATTTGGTATCCAAGCCGAGTAGGTTATTCTGTAGTCCACAATCTTAGCGCAAATAAGGGTATTGAGTGACCACTGTAGAGAACGAACCAGACTGGGAAGAAATCCTTCGGTACCTGAAACCGAAAGAGCCTTTGTTTTGCCCAGAAAAAGCTTCCGTACAGCAGCAGGTTTTTCTTCGAACAAACGCAATTGAAGCACTTTTTGGTGGGGCTGCCGGTGGCGGCAAGTCTTCCGCTTTGCTAATGGCAGCACTTCAATATGTGGACATTCCGAGCTACTCGGCGCTTCTTTTCAGAAAAAGTCTTACCGACCTAACTCTCCCCGGCGCTCTTATGGATCGTTTCCGAGACTGGATTGCCCCACACGAAGATGTCCGATGGAACGCCAACACCTACACAGCAGCATTCCCTTCCGGGGCAAGGATCTCGTTTGGTTACCTCAATAACAAGGAGGACTATCTCCGTTACAAGGGTGTTGAAGCCCAGTTCATTGGCATGGACGAAGTTACAGAAATCAGAGAGTCTGACTACAGGTATTTGTTCTCTCGTCTTCGTCGTCCTTCGTCAGGGCCGTTGAGTCGGGTCCCTCTTCGGATGAGAGCTGCTTCAAACCCTGCTCCCAATTGGGTTCGTCAACGTTTTATTGTTGAGGGTCGAGACAAGAACCGCATTTTTGTTCCATCCAAACTGACTGATAACCCTGGCGTTGACGCAGACTCTTACCGTCGTGCGCTTCAAGAATTGGATCCGATTGAACGTCGCCGTCTAGAAGAAGGTGACTGGTGGGCGACTTCCTTGGGTTCAATGTTCAATAGAGAAGATTTTATCATTATTGACCCAATGGAAATCCCCCCCATTGTTGACAGAACTGCCAGAGTTGTTCGCTTCTGGGATTTAGCGGCTACCGAACCATCCGCAGGAAACCCAGATCCCGACTGGACCGTTGGAACACTAATGATGTTTACCGGAGGGATCGCCTACGTTCTGGACATACGACGCTTGCGGGCAAGATCCGAAAAGGTGGAGCAGATGATTGCACAAACTGCGGACGAGGACGGCCCTTTGGTTTCAATCAGGATGGAACAGGAACCCGGTTCGGCAGGAAAGGCGCTTATAGATCAGTACGCTAGATACATTATTCCTGGTTACGATGTGCAAGGAATTAGGGCAACTGGAGATAAGCAGAGTCGCGCTCGTCCATTTGCATCTGCCGTAGCTAATGGTAATGTTCGTGTTGTTCGAGCTTCTTGGTTGACTGAGTGGCTTGACGAATTTTCAACTTTTCCAGAGTCACTTGCCCACGATGATCAAGTTGACTCTGCTGTTGGGGCTTTTACTTTTCTTGCCGGTTTAGGCTTGCCTCAGCGAAGTAGGGCCACTATCATCCTTTAAACAACTACCTACCTATGGATGCAAATTGAATACTCAAGAAACAGAAAAGTTTCTTCTTGACTTGTACGACAGCGTTGTTGCAGATTTCAAATCCGATGACCCAGAAGTCCTTGCAGAGATTTTAATTTCTCTTGATAAGGCCAAGAAAGAAATTTCTGAACTTTTGGATCGCACTAAAGAAGTTTTGGTTCAACTTATGGGTGAACTTCCAGAACTTCAGTACAACGGATTTGTTCTTGAAAAGAAAAATGGCAGTCCTCGCAAAAGTTGGGATCACAAAACTCTTGCTGAAATTGTGTCTAATCGAATTATTGACATGTCAATTGACATGGACACAGGTGAAATCATTAAAAGTCCACAGCAAATGCTGATGGAAATTGTTGAATACACTGGAATTTCTTACTGGCGAGTTAAAGAACTTTCAAAGATCGGGATTAACGCCGATCAATATTGCGAAGTTGGCGAACCAAAAACCAACATCATTATTAGGAGCAACTAATGCCAAGTGGATCAATCACAGAACCAGAAGAAAGAGAAGCAACAATGACTATTGACCTTGACAAGATTCTTATGGAATTAGCAGAACCATTTCCACAGGAACTTCTTCGCGAAAACAAAGCAAAAGGACTTATCTATGTTCCGGTTGCTGAAGTAATTGCTCGTCTCAATCGAGTGCTTGGTGTGCCAAATTGGTCAACATCTATTGTTCGCACATGGCGTGAACCGGATCACCCGGATTGGGTTCTTTCCCTTGTTCGTCTTACGATCACTATTGGGGATCAAACGTTTGAACGTGAAGGTATTGGCGGTCAGCAGGTCAAGCATCGCAAGAGCGGCGATGTGGTAGATCTTGGAGACGAATATAAGGGCGCCTATTCTGATGCTTTGAAAAAGGCTGCTCAGTCTCTTGGTGTTGCTCTTGAACTTGCCCGCACCGACGAAGCCCTCGCGTATGAGGAGTTTGTTCCGACGGAACCCACTCCGGAATCAAAACTTTTTGGTGTTTTTAAAACCCATTTGGATTCAATGAGCGCTGAGCAGAAGACTGAACTGAAAAATTGGTGGGGAGAAAAATACCCGACCGCTGGGGCGCCATCAACTACTTCTTCTTTGGAGTCACTTAATCATGCGATTGCTTTTGCGGTGAAGATCACAATTCCTGGGACTGAAATGATAGATCCGGCAACAGGTGAAGTCCTGTGATTGTAAAAAGTGAACCGTGCGATCCTCCTGCACACATTTCACCTTCATCCATTGGCACTTGGCAGCAATGTCCATTGCGATTTAAATACAGTCGCATTGATCGGATACAGGAACCTTCTACCGAACCTCAACTTGTTGGATCGTTTGTTCATGAGGTTCTTGAATACCTCTACATGAAACCCGCCGAGAACAGAACTTTGCTTGAAGCAAAGAAGATTGCTGCTGAACTTTGGGATTCTAAGTGGCGTGAAGAAATGGATGTTTTGAATCTTGATGACAAAAGCATTCATAATCTTCGATGGAAAGCTTGGTGGTGTATTGAAGCCCTTTGGTCTATTGAAGATCCTCAAAAACTTGAACCTGCTGGTATTGAACAAAAACTTCAAATGAAAGTTGGGGATGCAACACTTCTTGGGATTCTTGATCGTTACCACTATTCCGAAGATGGTGGAATTGTTATTAGTGACTACAAGACCGGTAAAAAGCCAATTGCTAAGTACGAAGAAGAGAAACGTTTTCAGTTAACTGTTTATGTTGATCTGATTCAAACAACTCTTGGTGAACACGTCAACGAAGCGGAACTTCTTTATCTTAAAGACGGTGTTCGCTGGACAATTAATCCAAGCGAAGAAGACGTTCTTAAGATGAGAGAAACAGTCATTGGAGTATGGGATGGAATTCAAACATCCTGTTCCACTGGCGAGTTTGAAGCAAAACCTACAGTTTTATGTAACTGGTGCTATTACAAAACCTTCTGCCCTGCAAAGAATTGATAATGTTATCTGACGACGCATTTGCTCGGCTTGTAGCCGATGACGTAAAAAACAGAGTTAGTCCATCCCAAGCGGATTATCTTCGCATGTCTGAAAATTGGGATCGATGGAAACGCACTCTCAAATATCTTTTGGCAAACCTTGACAGCCAGTTAGAAGAACTTGCAAATCAAGAACTTTCTGAAGTTGCTAGGTACAAAAGTCTTGGTCAAGATGGAGTTCGTCTTGTTACTGAAGTCCAGGCAGATATTGAACAAAGACGCCGCAAAATTGTTCGTTTTCGTTTTTATGTTGAGACTCGTCTTGATGAAGCCAATCGTCTTATAAGTTCGTCTAGTGGTAACGAATTAGAGAAGATCAAAGTTTTTGAACTCCTTCAATCGGCAATCAAAAAGCATCGTGATCTCATCATGGATAATGATTTTGAATTCACCGAAATTGATGAGGCTTTGTGGGCTGCGCTTGATGGTGTGTGGAGTTTTGATTCCATTGATGTAGACCGGATCTGAGCTTTTATGAGAAAGGTCAGTCAACAAGTTCGCAGAGTTGGGCTTGCTTCTAGTGATTGGTCAAGTGGCCTTTACGACGGAGCGGGTCGTCCTGTCCAGGGTGGTGCTGGGTGGATTCGATTTGGACAGATGGCTTCTTTGATGAAAAATCATCTGATCATGGGACGATTACATCCGTTTTTGGATCGAATGGCTGTTGAAACTTATGAAAAATATATCCATCAAAATCTTTCAGTAATAATTCTTCAACGGAACATGGAAAAAAATGTTCCGTTGATGATTAAGAACTCTCGGTCAATTGGCATTCCTGTTATCAATGATGTTGATGATTGGTTTTGGGGTCTGCATGAAGAGAACGATGCCAGCAAAGCCGTAAATCCCAAACTTAACAAAGACTCAAACATTGATCATTATCAAGAATCGCTCAAAGCAAGTAATTTAGTTACTGTGTCTACAC